ATGGCACTGAATATTCCATTCAGAAATGCGTACTATCGTTTTGCATCCAGTTACTCATTTCTCTTTTTTATTTCCTGGTCGCTGTGGTGGTCGTTATACGCTATTTGGCTGAAAGGACATCTAGGGTTGACAGGGACGGAATTAGGTACACTTTATTCGGTCAACCAGTTTACCAGCATTCTATTTATGATGTTCTACGGCATCGTTCAGGATAAACTCGGTCTGAAGAAACCGCTCATCTGGTGTATGAGTTTCATCCTGGTCTTGACCGGACCGTTTATGATTTACGTTTATGAACCGTTACTGCAAAGCAATTTTTCTGTAGGTCTAATTCTGGGGGCGCTATTTTTTGGCTTGGGGTATCTGGCGGGATGCGGTTTGCTTGATAGCTTCACCGAAAAAATGGCGCGAAATTTTCATTTCGAATATGGAACAGCGCGCGCCTGGGGATCTTTTGGCTATGCTATTGGCGCGTTCTTTGCCGGCATATTTTTTAGTATCAGTCCCCATATCAACTTCTGGTTGGTCTCGCTATTTGGCGCTGTATTTATGATGATCAACATGCGTTTTAAAGATAAGGATCACCAGTGCGTAGCGGCAGATGCGGGAGGGGTAAAAAAAGAGGATTTTATCGCAGTTTTCAAGGATCGAAACTTCTGGGTTTTCGTCATATTTATTGTGGGGACGTGGTCTTTCTATAACATTTTTGATCAACAACTTTTTCCTGTCTTTTATGCAGGTTTATTCGAATCACACGATGTAGGAACGCGCCTGTATGGTTATCTCAACTCATTCCAGGTGGTACTCGAAGCGCTGTGCATGGCGATTATTCCTTTCTTTGTGAATCGGGTAGGGCCAAAAAATGCATTACTTATCGGAGTTGTGATTATGGCGTTGCGTATCCTTTCCTGCGCGCTGTTCGTTAACCCCTGGATTATTTCATTAGTGAAGTTGTTACATGCCATTGAGGTTCCACTTTGTGTCATATCCGTCTTCAAATACAGCGTGGCAAACTTTGATAAGCGCCTGTCGTCGACGATCTTTCTGATTGGTTTTCAAATTGCCAGTTCGCTTGGGATTGTGCTGCTTTCAACGCCGACTGGGATACTCTTTGACCACGCAGGCTACCAGACAGTTTTCTTCGCAATTTCGGGTATTGTCTGCCTGATGTTGCTATTTGGCATTTTCTTCTTGAGTAAAAAACGCGAGCAAATAGTTATGGAAACGCCTGTACCTTCAGCAATATAGACGTAAACTTTTTCCGGTTGTTGTCGATAGCTCTATATCCCTCAACCGGAAAATAATAATAGTAAAATGCTTAGCCCTGCTAATAATCGCCTAATCCAAACGCCTCATTCATGTTCTGGTACAGTCGCTCAAATGTACTTCAGATGCGCGGTTCGCTGATTTCCAGGACATTGTCGTCATTCAGTGACCTGTCCCGTGTATCACGGTCCTGCGAATTCATCAAGGAATGCATTGCGGAGTGAAGTATCGAGTCACGCCATATTTCGCTATCAGGATTCTGTGTGATGGTTACATCGCCCGGCCCAGGGCTGTTTAGTCATCAGCGCTTTCTGACAGTGCTGAGATTTCAACCTGTTGCAGTAAAAATGAGTAGATATAAGGCAAGTGTGCTGCCAAACCCATCTTTTACGGGGTGAAGGTAGATTTCGTTTGAAGGGTATCTGGTGTCCCCTGCAGACATCTACTTGAAGAGGCAGGGGGTTGATTAGAATGGTGTTTTTTAGATGTGAGAAATATTTTACCCGCTATTTTACCCATTGGCGCGGCTTAAGAGCTTATTTTTGAATTCACAGTGGTCACGATATAACCATCTTGCGCGTCCGTGGATAACTTTGGCTTTTGGCAGGTCGCCGGACTTAATCCTGTCATAGATGAATGTCTTACCGAAGCCAGTATCAGCCATGATGAATTTCAAATCAACCAGTGAATCAGGTTGTAGTTCGTGTTGCATGAGTGCTATCTCCGAATAGGGAATCGAACCTGCAAATCAGGCAAGAAAAAACCGCCATCAGGCGGCTTGGTGTTCTTTCAGTTCTTCAATTCGAATATTGGTTACATTGTTTTCATATATGAATAAATAAATTAGCTTTTTTCGTTGCCTTCGCGTTCTTTATTAATTTTGACAAAATCGTTTTTACCACGCTCTCCAAATGCGTCTTTAGAGTCGTTGTATCCGCAATCGCAGCACACATAATCATCAGACCATCCACGCATTGTTTTTTCTTTTGCAATATTTCCAGAACCGCATTTTGGACAAGACATATCACTACCTCCAAAGCATGAGTGAGATGACAACATAACATTGATTGGAGATTAACAATAGATTGCTGATGTAAAAGATATGTATAAGCTTCGCTTTCAAAGTGGAGGCTCTGGTAGCGGCATCCAGTGTGTGACATTGCTAATCAGGTCATATTCATTAGTTTGGGGATGGTTGCCGCTATCATCTCCATATTTAAGACTCTCCATAAAACCATAATGCTTATTCCCATTAACTCTCACAAAACCGTAATAAGCTGGTATAACGCCGATCTCACACGTAACCAGTAAAGGAAAACTAGTTCTCCAATTTAGCTCGCCAATTACAGGCATTCGCTCACTACAGCTTATCCAACCATCCGGAGTTACCGGAGGGTTGCCAGCCTTGCGCATGGCAATCTCCACGATTTCAACCATATCTCCTGGCGGAATTTTGCAATGCTGACCAAAGCGCTTCTGCTGTCTGGCATATTCGAGGATGTGCTCCAGCTTGGTACGATTAATCATGATTTATCTCCCTTAAGCATGGCAGCACGGCAGGCGTTCCAGCCAGCTGTTCGCCCAAGCGCGTAAACTTCAGATGGCTCAAGATAATCAATGTCCTGCCCGTCCTCATCGTCGTTCTCAGGTAATGCAGCAGGTACTACTGGTACTGGAGGGGCGGCATAAACAGGAATAACGTCAGCTTGCTCTTTATTGCTTTCATCCGTTAAAGCCCAGAATAATTTCCCGGCCGGATGTTTGAAAATATAAGCAACTGGATCTGCTTCCAGTGATGCCAGTGCAATCCGCGCCAGTTCTTCCGCTTCTTCTGCTGGCAGTACAACGTTGCTACCAGGTCCGTATGTTTCGCGCCACTGCTTGATTGTCAGTAGTCGCTCTTTGGTAATAGTGATCATGCCGCGTTTCCTTCTTTCTTATTAACAATTACACCGTCATATATTTCATTAAGGTGCCCTCTCAACTCCATGCGCCTTAATGCAGATAACATGTAATCGCATTCAACCTGCTTATTTCCAGTAAATGGCTTATCGTCAGGATTACCCCAACAGCAATTACCCCTGGGCCACCCATGTACTTTCCGTACTCTTCCGTTAACAACGTGAAGTAATCCCCAGCCAGGTGGTAAATCCTCAATTGAAATAATTCCCGGCTCACTAATAAAGAATCGCCAGTCGCCCATTCCAAGAGACGGATTTTTACGGAAACGCTTTTTTCTATCTGCCAACAAGTCAGCACGAGAACACTTCGCCTCTATCAAGCATGATGCTGAATTTCTGAATCCCATAGCATCTGGCTGTTCTCCGGTACTGGTTACAGCTATAAAGCGGTCATGAAAGCAAACCTTGAACCCGTTGCGCTTAAGGAACTTGTACGCAATCTGACAGAGTTCGCGGTGTGTTAGCGCCATATCACTCTCCTTTGATGCCAGTGTTTACAACCTGACAAGCCTCTTTGAGCACCCAGTCAACATCGTCTTTCCATGCTCCGGTTTCGGCTGGCGGATTCTCACGTTTTACCTGCTCATAGAAGCGCACTGCTTGAACCAGTCCTTCCGGCACTACTGGCGATGGCTGTTTAGCTTCTAAATCAGCAATTCTGTCAACCACGGCATCGACAAGCTCTCTGTTAGTCATTCTTTTTCCGCTCACTGACAGCCTCCTTTGCGAAGCTCTGCAGCGAAATATACAGCTGCGGAAACAATAGCTGCATGTCGGTATTCACCATCAGAAAATAAAGAATCTCCCTTAAGTGCATTGACGATACTCTGATGATTTTTTGCCAGCATCTCCACGCCCTGCGCCCGTACTTCAGCCAGGAAAGCATCGGTGGCTGGGGTTTTGTTATCTGACTCCAGCCACTGGTTGTAGTAATAATCGAACATGCCAGTAGGATAACCACATCCGCTGTGCACGTGGTCTTTCATAGCAGAACCACACATGCAGTAGTCATTGTCAGTATTACTAATGATGTCGATAAGTTGCTGTGTCCGTTGCTTCAACATCGCATTCTCCGCTGCCAGCGCCGCGCACTTGGCCTCCGCTTCAGCAAATTTACGAACCAGATATTCAGCGTTTGTTTCGTTAACCTTTAAATCTCGTGGGATGCATTTACCTTTCAGAAAACCATCCATCTCAATTAGTGACATTTGTTTCATTTCTTACCACTCCGCCACATCGCATTCAGATATTTGTTGTCATTAACAGAACCGAAACTCTTTCTCTTAAGCAATTCCTCTCTCGATGGCATTGGCTTTACGCGTTGGCGAATAATCATTTCTGCCGGAAGAATGCCGGGATTGTATGCAAGTCCTCTCATGATTTACTCTCCACGAACTGGTCAATAGCCATGCTAAGTGACATACCTAAAGCTTCGATATGCTGCTGAATATCCTGTAGCGTCCGCGCCTGAGATAACAGAATTTCACGGTTGCATAACTCTTTAACCAGATGCTCAAACTTGCTGTAATAACCGATACGGCTTAGTGTTTCTTTCCCTGCATTCTCGCCTTCTTTGATAATTCCTCTTTCGCTAAGAATCAGATCGTGTTTGGTTCCGGTAATAACGTATTTTCCGAGGTCGATGTTTAGCTTCATTGTTTTCATTGTTAATTCCTCAGTCATTACTGATAGCGCCATAGCGTGATCGATAATTACGCAGGCGCGGGTCAATTTCAGGGAAGTGGGTATATGTGGCTTTGCGGAATGGTCGGATTGATGTCTGGTAAATTCGCTCGAGTTCTTCTTTCTCTGCAAGCCATATACAATGGCGAAATTCCTTTTCCTCTTTCGTTTCCTGCGGTAGCGACATTATCAGGTCGTAGTTTTTTCTGAATTTATCCAGCACCTCCGATACGGAATTGCCGGAACAGCGGCGCGCGTCATCCGCACCATACAGAGGCGCTGGCATGGTTTTCTCCTGTTGATTATTTAGCTAACTTTTTCCAGATCGCTGAAACGTATTTGGCTTGGTGAATGGCATCATCAAGCGCGTTGTGGCGAGTTCCTTTGAATGGCATATCTCGCTTAGGGTCGAATCCTATTACCTTCCCAAGTTCGACGATTGTTCTTACGTCGCGGTCATTCCACCACTGCCACGGAACTGGCTGCCCTGTCAGCGAATAACTGTTGCGGAGAATAACGCAGTCAAATGATGCTCCATTCCCCCAAACCTGAACGAATTTGTGGTTAGCGTTCTTTATGATGAATTCAGATAACCATGAAAGAGCCGTTGAAAGCTCCTGAGTGTTGCTGGTTAGCGATTTTCTGGCTTCTTCACTCTGTTCCAGCCACCATAAAATCGTTGAAGCGTCAGGACGCGCTCGATATCGCATTGATGATTCAAGCGAGATATTTACCGAGAACTCTTCTCCTGTTTCTCCGGTATTCGGGTCAAAGAATACCGCCCCAATAGAAATAACTGGCGCGTATGGCCCGTTGCCCATTGTTTCAAGGTCAACCATCAAGTGATTCATGTAAGTCCTTAAATTGCGTGAATAGCGTGACGAGGGAAGGGGAGAGTTACTGGTGCAAAGGGGATATCGTCGTCAAAATCCATAGGTGGTTCGCTGTGATTTCCCTGCTGCTGAGGTTGCTGTCTTTGTTGCTGACCATTATTTCGCTGAGGTGAAGACTGTTCATTGCCTCCTTGCTTGCCACCAAGCATTTGCATGGTTCCACCAACGCCCACGATGACTTCGGTAGTGAACCGATCCTGTCCGCTTTGATCCTGCCATTTTCTTGTCCGCAATTTGCCTTCAAGATAAACCTCAGAGCCTTTTCGCAGATATTCGCTGGCAATTTCTGCCAGTTTCCCGCTCATTACCACGCGGTGCCACTCCGTCTGCTCCTTTTGCTCTCCAGTTTTCTTATCACGCCATTGTTCTGACGTAGCAACGGTAAGGTTTGCAAATGCCGTTCCTGATGGTGAATATCTGATTTCTGGATCATGCCCAAGGCGACCAATAATGATCACCTTATTTACGCCTCTGCTTGCCATTTATGCCGCCTGTTTTAGTTCGTTAACTCTGATGTTCATTACCTGAACGCATTTAGCCTGCGCCTCCTCGTTGCCAGCCATTAATTGCCAGTCACGCTGATAACGCTCGATGAGTTTTTTCTTGTCAGTTTCTGTTGACGCATAATCGCTGAAGTCTTTCAGGATTTGTTCGCAGTCAACCGATGGAGATTTCTGGTTGGTATTTTCTGGTGATGGTTTGTTATCTGATGCTGGGATTGCCCATCCCGGCAGCGATGGAGGGAGCCAGTAAAATCCTGTTCCATCCTTGAGTTTTGCCCTGTGCCATCCCTGCTTTTTATCGAGAGATGTTTGTGCAAAACCTTCCTCAAGGTTATACAGATACCGACCGATTCCCCACTGAACGGCAGCGCGCTTCATTGCACCGGAACGACCGCCTTTGACGGCTTCTACCTGCGTGTTTTCAGCAGCATCCCATTTGGTTACCCATTCGGAATCAATCTTTATTGATATGCCGCATTCAACTCCGCCGTTGTTGGGAATATCGCGGTATTCATTGCGCCATCCTGCTTTGCCGCAAACATCGTCCAGGCGCTTCATGATTGCCCGGTTCGTGACATAAGCCAGCACCATAGCCCACACCTTGCCATCGCGTGTTTTACCGCTTTGCTGTATTCGCCATTCGATATCTTCAGGGCTGAATGGCTCATCGAATTTGTTCAAATCCATAATTCACCTCAGAATGGACACGGCCCAAGGAAATAACGCTGATTTAATACTTCAGTCTTTGCCGCATTCAAAAATACGCGAACACCTTCACGATCTCCCTTCTGGCGATACATTAACGCCTGCTGCGTGTACATGCGCCTCTGTAACTTGCTCTCCTTCACTGTGGTTGCAAGTGACATGAATATCTCCTTCGTTACCGATTAATTCTTTCATCTGACGAATGAATTCTTCGTCTGACCAGTTATCTGTAAAACTCATGGACGGCCTTGTTGTTTCAAAATATCCCAAAGCTTTTCGAGCAAACTTTTCATTCTTGGTTGTTTAAAGTCTGCTCCGGTTAAAATATTTTTTCGTGAATGCTGTACCGATAAAATCGGGTTGAAAGGGCGAACCGATGCCGCCCCTGCAATAGCGAACTGTTGCATAGGATGCTCCTTCTGTTTGATTGCATAACGAAAACGCCTCGAGTGAAGCGTTATTGGTATGCGGTAAAGCCGCGCTTAGGCGGCTGATGTTTCTTCTTTCAGGCTTTCGAGATATTTACGTGGGTCGTCGTAACATTGGCATTCGCTGTACCAATCCACCCAGCGATCAGTAAGCCCCATCTCTGATAAATCTTCATCGGTAAGGCTCTCATCCCACATCTCAAGGCCGTTAGCATTGCAGTAATCAGGCTTGATGTTGTTGTCATACTGAAAGGCGTCATAATCAGCCAGTGCGTCCATCAGGCGAACACCCTCTTCAACACTTGCCACTTCTACAATGAACGGTTTCATAGGTACTTGCGGGATATGCCAGACACGTAATTTCATATATCCTCCGTCAAAAAAATTGCCCTCACACTGGAGGGCAAAGAAGATTTCCAATAATCAGAACAAGTCGGCTCCTGTTTAGTTACGAGCGACATTGCTCCGTGTATTCACTCGTTGGAATGAATACACAGTGCAGTGTTTATTCTGTTGTTTGTGCCAAAAATAAAGGCCGACTATGCGTCCTGAAATTACTTAACCAATGATGCTGCATATTCGATAAGGTAAAGTTTTGGAGCAAGCCAAATTTTCAGCCAGTCGAAATAATTGAAGAAAACAACAATAGAAGTAATCGCTATTCCTGATGTGACAAGTAGTGATAAAATAACAATATCTGCATCATCTCCTTTATTCCATGCAAAAATCATCAGATAAACACACGCTATAATCACCAATACACAGATAGCCTGAATTCCAGCTGATGATACGGCGTGCCACATCAAAAGCTGATGGATGACATCAGGAATCTGTGCCTGGCTAAATGAAACAGCCGCGTCTATTCCATTGCTGGCTTTTTGCAGTAGTTCTACGAGAATCTTGTTTGCTTGTTCTTCCATATATCACCCCTCATACAGTGGTTTGCTGCCTAATTTCATTTTCTGGCGACCAACACAAGTCACACCCATTTCACTGCGTGGCTTGCTGTACCATGTGCGCTGATTCTTGCGCTCAATACGCTGCAGGTTGCTTTCAATCTGTTCGTGGTATTCAGCCAGCACCGTAAGGTCTATCGGATTCAGTGCGCTTTCTACTCGTGATTTCGGTTTGCGATTCAGCGAGAGAATAGGGCGGTTAACTGGCTTTGCGCTTACCCCAACCAACAGGGGATTTGCTGCTTTCCATTGAGCCTGTTTCTCTGCGCGACGTTCGCGGCGGCGTGTTTGTGCATCCATCTGGATTCTCCTGTCAGTTAGCTTTGGTGGTGTGGTGGCTGGAGTCGAACCAGCTTCCATCGGTGCGCTGCCGATTGGGTTACGCGCATCCTGCGGTTAGTTGTCTAGAATCTTCACCGCAAAACTATTCCCTAGCTCGCCGTTGAGCTTCACCACACCCCAAAGCCTTCTGCTTTGAATGCTGCCCTTCTTCAGGGCTTAATTTTTAAGAGCATCACCTTCATGGTGGTTAGTGCGTCCTGCTGATGTGTTTAGTATCACCGCCAGTGGTATTTATGTCAACACCGCCAGAGATAATTTATCACCGCAGATGGTTATCTGTATGTTTTTTATATGGATTTATTTTTTGCAGGGTTGTGTGGCTTGGGAGGTGATCGAGAGATCTGAATTGCGATGTATAGTGAGTTGTATCTATTAATTTTAAAATAAATACAATTGGTTATGTGTTTTTTTTGGGTGGTGGGTTAGGCAAAGAAAACCCGGCGCAGATGCCGGGTTGTGGTAGAGATCAATGCTTATTTGGGAGTGCTGGTTTTTTTATCGACTCTAATAGCTCGGAGGCGTTACTAATCTTTTTGTTCCCAAGGTAATTTGGCAGTTTTTCCATTGCGTAATTATCGTGTAGCCATTTTCTGAACACGCCAAGTGCCTCAATAGGATAAATCCAAGCTGTTATATGCTTATTTGCAGCTGACTGCCTGTAATTTTCGGGGAATAGATGTTGGTACTGCACCCTTTCCCCGAATTTCTCAGATAGCCTATTAGCTGTCCAATACTTTCCCCAGTGAATTCCAACACTTCCATCCAAAGATGTGGTGTCATCCATTGGGAATCCTCCTCCGATCAGGTTCATGGCAATGTCAGCTATCTCTCTGAATACTGCAAAATGAGTTGTCGGTATCTGATCGTTTAGTTTAATCCTTGCTCTATAGTTCTCGAATGAGATATCTATTGAAGCATTTGGGTTGTAATTTGACTTTTCATAAATCATTCGCTTAAGCGTGTACTCAGCCAAGCGAACAAAATTACCTATTGCGACTGACCTATCAAAATTGGTGGCATCTAGAGCGTAGTAACGGAGGATAGCCATGCAAACATAGTCAGGATAAGCATGAGTTTCCACGTTTGAGCTATTTATAACGCGAGTGTATAGCTTTTCGACGTTATGAAACCCTTTCTCAGCTAAATACGCAGCTACTTTTTGACCTCTGGGTTTGTTTTTCTCTGTGTTCCAGTTTGATGTGAACACCCTCAGTGGCGTGTCATCAATGCCGCATAACTTTGCGAGACCGTAGAGAGTTAGGTAAGGAGTTCCATCATTGAGAACGCCCATAGGAATATCATCAGAAACAACCTCTACTACAGGGAAAAGCTGCATTTGATGCAGGGATTCGCTATTGCTGTTAATCGACATATCTTAATGATTTCCTTATTTTTATTGTAGGGATCTTCTTTTTTATTTCCTACATCTAGATGCGTATAAAGTCTCTTGCTGCAGACTCACCCAAACGTCTCTTCAGGCCACTGGCTAGCGATAACTTTCCCCACAACGGAACAACTCTCATTGCATGGGATCATTGGGTACTGTGGGTTTAGTGGTTGTAAAAACACCTGACCGCTATCCCTGATCAGTTTCTTGAAGGTAAACTCATCACCACCAAGTCTAGCTATGCAGAAATCGCCGGGCTCAACAGCCTGCTCAGGGTCAACAAGAATTAACATCCCGTCAGGAAAGCTTGGCTTGGATCCTGTTGGCGCGGTCATGGAATTACCTTCAACCTCAAGCCAAAATGCAGAATCACTGGCTTTTATGGTTGTGCTTACCCATCTCTCCGCATCACCTTTGGTAAAGGTTCTAAGCTCTGGCGAGAACATCCCGGCCTGAACATGAGAAAAAACAGGGTACTCATACTCACTTCTAAGTGACGGCTGCATACTAACCGCTTCATACATCTCGTAGATTTCTCTGGCGATTGAAGGGCTAAATTCTTCAACGCTAACGTTGAGAATTTTTGCAAGCAATGCGGCGTTATAAGCATTTAATGCATTGATGCCATTAAATAAAGCACCAACGCCTGACTGCCCCATCCCCATCTTGTCTGCGACAGATTCCTGGGATAAGCCAAGTTCATTTTTCTTTTTTTCATAAATAGCTTTAAGGCGACGTGCGTCCTCAAGCTGCTCTTGTGTTAATGGTTTCTTTTTTGCGCTCATACGTTAAATCTATCACCGCAAGGGATAAATATCTAACACCGTGCGTGTTGACTATTTTACCTCTAGCGGTGATAATAGTTGCATGTACTAAGGAGGTTGTATGGAACAACGCATAACCCTGAAAGATTATGCAATGCGCTTTGGGCAAACCAAGACAGCTAAAGATCTCGGCGTATATCAAAGCGCGATCAACAAGGCCATTCATGCAGGCCGAAAGATTTTTTTAACTATAAACGCTGATGGAAGCGTTTATGCGGAAGAGGTAAAGCCCTTCCCGAGTAACAAAAAAACAACAGCATAAATAACCCCGCTCTTACACATCCCAGCCCTGAAAAAGGGCATCAAATTAAACCACACTTATGGTGTATGCATTTATTTGCATGCATTCAATCAATTGTTATCTAAGGAAATACTTACATATGGTTCGTGCAAACAAACGCAACGAGGCTCTACGAATCGAGAGTGCGTTGCTTAACAAAATCGCAATGCTTGGAACTGAGAAGACAGCGGAAGCTGTGGGAGTTGATAAGTCGCAGATCAGCAGGTGGAAGAGGGACTGGATTCCAAAGTTCTCAATGCTGCTTGCTGTTCTTGAATGGGGCGTCGTTGACGACGATATGGCTCGATTGGCACGACAAGTTGCTTCGATTCTCACCAATAAAAAACGCCCGGCGGCAACCGAGCGTTCTGAACAAATACAAATGGAATTCTGAGGGAATTACTGGATCAATCCACAGGAGTCATTATGACAAATACAGCAAAAATACTCAACTTCGGCAGAGGTAACTTTGCCGAACAGGAGCTAAGAGTGGCTGATATCGATGATGGTTACACCAGATTCGCTAACGAGCTGCTGGAAGCTATCGCAAGTGCCGATTTAACCGCTCGCCAGTTGAAAGTTATGCTGGCCTACGTCCGGAAAACATATGGCTTCAATAAGAAAACAGATCGAATAGCCGATGAGCAAATTGCTCAGTTAACAGGACTGTCAAGGCAGAATGTTAACAAGGCTAAAAAAGAACTGATTTCAATGAATTGCCTGTTTATGGATGGAAATAAAATCGGTGTAAACAGGGAGGTATCTGCGTGGCAATTCAGCAAGTGTCTCCAAGTTAGCAACTTTGTCTCGAAGTTAGAGACAAAAAATGTCTCCAAATTAGAGACACTCAATGTCTCGAAGTTAGAGACACACAAAAGACATTCTTTAAAGACAAAAGAAAATATTAATAACCCCCCTATATCCCCCAAAAAAGTTTCTCAGAAGTTCGACCCGCTAGAAACAGAGTTGCCTGATTGGTTATCAGCAGAAACATGGTTGTCGTGGGTTACCTATCGCAAGGAGATAGGTAAGTCGATCAAGTCTAAGCAAAGTGTCACTCAGGCTATCAACGTTCTAAGCAGAAGTCTGGAGAAGGGATATACACCTGAAGAAATTATAAACCAGAGCATCGCCAGTGGTTGGCAGGGGATTTTTGAGCCCAAGACTCCAAAGGGGAAATCTCAACCGAGGCCGCAGCATCGAGCTATGCAGGAAAACTTTGCCGCCAAAGATTACGGGCAAACTGAAATGCCTTCATGGGCGCAGGAGTGAATATGAATACGACAAATGGTTACAATCTGGCACTGCAAAGGCAACTTGTAGACTCAAAAATCAATGACATTTCTGATCTGAAACAGAAACTTGAGTTTAGCAAAATTGGATCAGCATCAGATGGAATGTCAGTTACCAGCACAGTGGAAGAGTGCGAGAAACACGGTAAATATACTTCCTATGAGAAATATCTGACCATCTCAGGAAAAAGAATTACTTCAAGTAAATCTGAGTGCCCACAGTGCCTTGAGGAGAAAATTCGTAAGAAAGAGATTGAATGTGAGCAGGCAGAACAAAGAGCAAGACAATCAAAAATTGAATACTTGTTGAATTCTCTCAATATTCCAGAGAGGTTCAAAAATTGCACTCTTCAGAATTATGAGCCTGTTAACGATGATGCAAAGCGAGTTCTTAAGGTATGCCAGGCATATGCCAGTAAGTGGCCTGAACGCCTTCAAAAAGGTGGTGGACTGGTCATGTGTGGTAAGCCTGGAACTGGAAAGAACCACCTTGCACTGGCTATCGCTAGGCACGCCATTATCGAGCATCAAAGCTCTGTGATATTTACCACTGCGTTGAAAATTGCCAGAGAGTACAAATCAACATGGTCTAAGGCCGCAACCAGAACTGAAGAAGAAGTCATTAGGCAATTTACGCATCCTGACTTGTTAATAATCGATGAGGTTGGCGTGCAGTTCGGCAGTGATGCTGAAAAGCTAATCATGTTCGAAATTATCAATACCAGATATGAATACATGAAGCCAACAATCCTGATTAGTAATCAGAGCAAAGATGAACTTTCGGCATTCATTGGTGAGCGTGTTATTGACAGGATGAATGATGGCGGCGGGTGCACTCTTGCGTTTACATGGGATAGTTACAGGAGCAGATCGTGACTGGAAAAGAAATCATCCTGGAATATCTGAAAACTCATGAACAATTCTCCCCACATGAATTAGCTCTGATCACCGGAATACCAAATAACAGAATCGCTCAAGCAGCAAGGCATATGGTGAAACAAGGGCATTTGAGTGTTGTTGAGCGTAAGTGGAAGACGGTTATTTATGCAAAGCGCAAAGTGAAGAAGGAGCCAATTAAAAGAAATCCAGATGGTACGGGGTGGGGATGTGCAAATCCAATGACGGCGTTTATTAATAGGGCGCTTATGGAGGTAAGGCAATGACCATCTACATCACTGAGTTAATAACAGGCCTGCTGATAATCGCAGGCCTTTTTATTTGGGGGAGAGGGAAGTCATGAAAAAACTAACCTTTGAAATTCGATCTCCAGCACATCAGCAAAACGCTATTCACGCAGTACAGCAAATTCTTCCAGACCCAACCAAACCAATCGTAGTAACCATTCAGGAACGCAACCGCAGCTTAGACCAGAATCGAAAGCTTTGGGCTTGCCTTGGTGACGTCTCTCGTCAGGTTGAATGGCATGGTCGCTGGCTGGATGCAGAAAGCTGGAAGTGTGTGTTTACCGCAGCATTAAAGCAGCAGGATGTTGTTCCTAACCTTGCCGGGAATGGCTTTGTGGTAATAGGCCAGTCAACCAGCAGGATGCGTGTAGGCGAATTTGCGGAGCTATTAGAGCTTATACAGGCATTCGGTACAGAGCGTGGCGTTAAGTGGTCAGACGAAGCGCGACTGGCTCTCGAATGGAAAGCGCGATGGGGAGATCGGGCTGCATGACTATCAAATCAAATACGCCAGCACACGACAAGGACTGCTGGCAAACGCCGCTTTGGCTTTTTGATGCACTGGATATTGAGTTTGGATTCTGGCTGGATTCGGCAGCGAGCGACAAAAATGCTCTGTGTGCTCACTGGCTAACTGAGGCCGACGACGCGCTAAATTCTGAGTGGATAAGCCACGGTGCAATCTGGAATAACCCACCGTACAGCAATATCAGGCCGTGGGTGGAAAAAGCCGCTGAGCAGTGCATACAACAGCGACAGACGGTAGTTATGCTTGTGCCAGAGGATATGTCAGTCGGATGGTTCAGCAAGGCTCTGGAGAGTGTCGACGAAGTTCGCATTATCACTGATGGACGGATTAATTTTATCGAACCATCGACAGGGCTGGAGAAGAAGGGAAACAGCAAAGGCTCCATGCTGCTGATTTGGCGACCGTTCATCAGTCCTCGACGGATGTTTACTACCGTATCCAAAGCGGCATTGATGGCGATCGGGCAGGGCGTCAGGAGGGCGGCATGAGGCGACAGCGACGAAGTTTCACCGACATCATCTGCGAAAACTGCAAATACCTTCCAACGAAACGCTCCAGAAATAAACGCAAGCCAATCCCAAAAGAATCTGACGTAAAAACCTTCAATTACACGGCTCACCTGTGGGATATCCGGTGGCTAAGACATCGTGCGAGGAAATGACAATGCTTTTAATTCAACCTGGATTTGGCCTTAGCATCAAAAAAGGGCACATGTTTGGCGAGAAAGAGTCTCAACGAAAAATGGTGTCTATCCAGTTGCCATTTATCAGTATTTTATGGCTAAACAGGGAGGCAACAAATTATTGGTATACATGCGCCAGAGCAGCATTTAACGACCCTGACTGGTTTGTGGAAAACCACCACGCAGTTCGTCAGGCAAAGAGAAAGGCCAATACGACATACATGAAGGCGTATCGAAAAGCATGGAAAGAACACCGCGATCGATACCAACAAGACATGGAAAAACTTGAATCAGAAAACATGGAATTAAGACGAAAGCTTGGTGAAGCAAAACGAGACATTGATGCTTACAAGCGACTTTTTAATGGTGAAAGCCATGCTTAGTCCATCCCAATCTCTTCAATACCAGAAAGAAAGCGTCGAGCGGGCTTTAACGTGCGCTAACTGCGGTCAGAAGCTGCATGTGCTGGAAGTTCACGTGTGTGAGCGTTGTATATATGAATGCTTAAATATGGTGGAACATAATGAGAAATATAAGCAACATAGACGAATTAAGAAATAAATTATCATATGATGATGTTTTAGGTGTACTTAGATGGAAAGTGTCTCCTTCTAATAATGTTAAGGTTGGCAGTGTTGCTGGTTACATTAGGAGTGATGGTTATAGGATGTTAACTATCGATGGTGTAATTACTTATGCTCACCACGTTATATGGATGATAAATAATGGTGAGATTCCATTAGGGTATAAAATTGATCATATAAATGGAGTAAGGTCAGATAATAGGCTATCTAATCTTCGATTGGTAACACACCAACAGAATGCACAGAACCAAAAGAGAAAAATAACCAATTCGTCAGGAGTGACTGGAGTATATTTCAATAAAGAGAGATGTAAGTGGATTGCGAATATATGCGTAGATGGGCGCACCAAATATCTTGGAATATTTGCTAGCATCATTGACGCTATTGCAGAAAGGAAGAGGGCAGAAAAAGAACTGGGTTTTCATGAAAACCATGGCAGACCATAACTGCGCAGAACTGATGAGCGATCCGAATAGCTCAATGTACGAGGAAGAAGACGATGAATGAGTTAATAAATGGCAATGCCATCAAAATGACAAGCATTGAAATCGCTGAGTTGGTTGGTAAGCGTCATGACAATGTGAAACGTACCATCGAAACGCTGGCTAAAAATGGTGTTATTCGGCTTCCTCAAATTGAGGATTGTGGAAGAATCAATGGGTTAGGCTTAAATCAAAGTTTTTGTGTGTATGTATTCGAAGGCGAACAAGGAAAGCGAGACAGTATTGTCGTTGTAGCCCAGTTGTCGCCAGAGTTCACGGCTCGCCTTGTTGACCGCTGGCGAGAGCTTGAAGAATCTGCGGTTAATATCCCCAAAACGCTACCAGAAGCGTTGCGCCTTGCTGCTGATCTTGCTGAGCAGAAAATGCAGCTGGAAAACCAGCTCGCAATTGCCGCACCTAAAGTTGAGTTTGCCGATCGCGTTGGCGAGGCCAGCGGAATTTTGATTGGAAACTTTGCAAAGGTTGTTGGTATTGGTCCAAACAAACTGTTTGCGTGGATGCGCGATCACAAAATCCTTATTGCTTCAGGCTCCCGGCGCAATGTGCCAATGCAGGAATATATGGATCGCGGCTATTTCACAGTGAAAGAAACAGCGGTCAACACAAATCACGGAATACAGATATCGTTCACTACAAAAATCACCGGACGTGGCCAACAGTGGCTGACCAGAAAGCTGCTCGATAACGGAATGCTGAAAGTAACAGGAGAGGCTGCTTAATGGTTAACCTACGCAAAGAAGCGCGCGGCAGAGAATGCCAGGTACGTATTTACGGCGTATGCAATGGTAATCCTGAAACTACAGTTCTGGCACATTACCGGATGGCTGGAATTTGCGGAACTGGAATGAAGCCTGACGACCTGATCGGCGCATGGGCTTGTAGCGCGTGTCACGATGAAATCGACCGACGCACAATGATTCTCGACAACAAAGACGCCAGACTTTACCACCTCGAAGGCGTGATCAGGACGCAGGCGATACTGCTGAAGGAGGGGAAGATTAAGCCATGAACGAATATCAGTTTGTGCTTCCATACCCGCCGTCGGTGAACACCTACTGGCGAAGACGGGGAAGCCAATACTACATCAGCGATAAAGGCCAGAAATACCGAAAAGACGTTCAGCAAATCATCCGCCAACTCAAGTTAGACATTTTCACCAAATCACGACTCCGTATCAAAGTCATCGCAGACGTTCCAGACTCCCGCCGCCGCGACCTCGACAACATCCTGAAAGGTTTACTCGACTCCCTTATCCACGCCGGATTTGCGGAAGACGACGAGCAATTCGATGACATTCGCGTAATTCGTGGTGTGAAAGTACCAGGCGGACGGCTTGGAATAAAAATCACCGAACTGGAGAACGTATGAACGCCACAATTCAAACGATACCAGAGCTTCTTATCCAGACACGAGGCAATCAGACCGAAGTGGCGAGGATGCTTTCCTGCGCAAGAGGAACAGTGCTCAAGTACAACCGAGACAGCAAAGGCGAGCGTCACGTAATAGTTAACGGCGTCCTGATGGTCAAACAGGGCAAAAGGGGAAGGCGATGAGCATAAGAGAACTAAACCTCACCAAAGAACAGCACGAGTGGCTGAATGGCTGGCTTGAACTGTGGGGCGCATGGGTTTATTCAGGTCGTCTGGAAAAGCGCATGAGCAGCGTAATAGCGAAGTTCATGGAGAGCGTAGAGCCGGGAAGAGTTATGACAAGGCCAATGTGTAATGATGATGATGGAATGTTGATTTCTCAGGTCGTCGATTCCGTCATGTACATTGACAAGAAAGCCTTTGGCATCCTCCTCAGCTACTACGCTCATGGTTCATCTAAGCGAGCAATTGCATCCTACTATCACGCGACTGCAAAGCCACGCAAGATGTGTGGACGTGGTGGCGAGGGATGGAGAAAACCTTCACTGGCAACCTGTAGAAACGAAATTGACGACATCCTGAAAGCGTCGTTATTTGTTTTGTACCAGCCAATGCAAAATGCTTTCAAAATGCGTAAACGTGTTGAGAAAGTTAAGCATGTTGCTGTTAAAAGCCTTGACATGCAATTATCCATTTAGCCATAATTAGAAGGTAAGCTGCCGTTAGTGACTCTTAAGTTGCAACGGTGGCTTTTTTGTTTGCACAACAGGTAAGAGCATTGAACCCGCAGACCTCGCGGAATTGGTGAAAGGTGCCGCGCAGTACTCTTATCGTTGTGGTGAATACGCAGGCTGATGCGTTAATCAGGTGAACGAGACACCCGCCGGTCCGTGATATGGCACACCGTGCCGGTCATATCTGCCGCGGTTAGGTTTACGAGGATTTCGTAAAGCTGGTCTAGGGTGAAGCCGTGAAAGCGGAGGAAGTAAAACGAGGCGTCGGTACACGCCTATCGTCATTAAGTCGGAGTTCAGCACCGACCGCCACAACCCAAACTGAGCCGTAGCCACTGGCTATCCTGAATTCATCAGTGATAGTTACGCTGCGGCCTTCTACACATGATCTTCGTGAAAGCGGGCGGCATGAGGTTGCGCTAACAACCTCCTGCCGTTTTGCCCGTGCATATCGGTCACGAACAAATCTGATTACTAAACACAGTAGCCTGGATTTGTTCTATCAGTAATCGACCTTATTCCTAATTAAATAGAGCAAATCCCCTTATTGGGGGTAAGACATGAAGATGCCAGAAAAACATGACCTGTTAGCCGCCATTCTCGCGGCAAAGGAACAAGGCATCGGGGCAATCCTTGCGTTTGCAATGGCGTACCTTCGCGGCAGATATAATGGCGGTGCGTTTACAAAAACAGTAATCGACGCAACGATGTGCGCCATTATCGCCTGGTTCATTCGTGACCTTCTCGACTTCGCCGGACTAAGTAGCAATCTCGCTTATATAACGAGCGTGTTCATCGGCTACATCGGCACTGATTCGATTGGTTCGCTTATCAAACGCTTCGCTGCTAAAAAAGCCGGAGTAGAAGATGGTGGAAATCAATAATCAACGTAAGGCGTTCCTCGATATGCTGGCGTGGTCAGAGGGAACTGATAACGGACGTCAGAAAACCAGAAATCATGGTTATGACGTCATTGTAGGCGGAGAGCTATTCACTGATTACTCCGATCACCCTCGCAAACTTGTCACGCTAAACCCAAAACTCAAATCAACAGCAGCCGGTCGCTATCAGCTTCTTTCCCGTTGGTGGGATGCCTACCGTAAGCAGCTTGGTCTGAAAGACTTCTCTCCGAAAAGCCAGGACGCAGTGGCATTGCAGCAGATTAAAGAGCGTGGCGCTTTACCGATGATTGATCGCGGTGATATCCGTCAGGCAATCGACCGTTGCAGCAATATCTGGGCTTCACTGCCGGGGGCTGGTTACGGTCAGTTCGAGCATAAGGTTGACAGCCTGATTGCAAAATTCAAAGAAGCTGGCGGAACGGTCAGAGAGATTGAGGTATGAGCAGAGTCACCGCGATTATCTCCGCTCTGGTTATCTGCATCATCGTCAGCCTGTCATGGGCTGTTAATCATTACCGTGATAACGCCATGACCTACAAAGAGCAGCGCGATAAGGCCACATCCACAATCGCTGACATGCAGAAGCGTCAACGTGATGTAGCAGAACTCGACGCCAGATACACAAAGGAGCTTGCTGATGCTAACGCGACTATCGAAAGTCTCCGTGCTGATGTTTCTGCTGGGCGTAAGCGCCTGCAAGTCGCCGCCACCTGTGCAAAGTCAACGACCGGAGCCAGCGGCATGGGCGATGGAGAAAACCCAGGACTTACAGCAGATGCTGAACTCAATTATTACCGTCTCAGAAGTGGAATCGACAGGATAACCGCGCAGGTTAACTACCTGCAGGAATACATCAGGACGCAATGCCTTCGATGATAGCGATAATTTTACTCATCATCCTTCACATCTGGCTCTGTAGACAGGGTGATGATCACTTCTGGAGTGAATCCAGATTAAACATCTCATTGCTGATGCTTGATATTGAGTATCTGGCGCGCGGTAAGGGGCTGCGTTGAGATAAGAGCCAGTCATTACAAATACCAGGATTTAGCCTCGCATTTGCGGGGCTTTTTTACATCTGCAGTAAACCGCGCATCGCAGCGCGTAACAATCCCGAGTCTTTCAGAAAGCTGAGCCTGAGAATTGCCGTATATGGTGGCGACCATCTCGGGGACGGCTTTTCTGTGCGAACAGGCTCATCTTTCTAAAAGGTAAACGCTATGAATAACTTTGTTGAAATTACCTCAAGAATTGGTCGCATGTACCAAGATTTTCTTATAAGTGGAAAGGGGTCTGGCGACATCATAGAGGAAATTGACAAGCTAAGTGCAGAGCTGAGAAGGAATGGGTGTGTTAATTCTATCTTTTTTGAAACTTTGCTAAAGCAAGGCTTCATGTTTGACATGATTAATTACAACAAAGTCGCACCCAGTGCTTCGCAAAAATCATATGTGTACGTTCTGCATGCTGAAGATAGTGGGCTAACAAAAATAGGGTTTAGTCGCAGGGTTAATAAACGAATTTCAGAGATATCTCGCATGAGTGGTGGGAAGCTAAATCTAATTGCAAAGATTCCGGCCGATAGAGAGCTTGAAACCAAATTGCACCAAAAATATTACAACTATAGGTCGCACGGGGAGTGGTTTAGCCTCAATCGTTGTCATTTGAAAGAGCTAAAAGAAATGCCTGGTAACGAACTGAAATAATCCCCGGACTCACTAATTAACGGCAGTACAGCGAAACAACCCAAGCCAGTAAGTGGGGAAATAACACTGGCAGCCACTGAAAGATGAACCTCCAGCCTTATGGCAAAAAAGATTCTTTGTGGTGGCGGACTGATGGAAAGACATCGGTTATTGCAGAGACCATTCAATGAGTGGTCTCGACAATGGCTTATACCCTACACGGGATAACTTAACTGATATCCCTTTTAACGGATAAACGGAGCCAACAATGGCAGAGATTATTCCCATGACTGAAGAACAGAAATTCCAGTTAGAGATTTACAAGCTGGTCATGAACCAGAACGCAGCCGCAGAGGAAGCATTTCAATTCATTGGCACTGACGAGCTGAAGCTTGAGCTATTCAAAATTCACTTCCAGTCAGGCGGCGCTAATTCAGATATCACGACCCGCACTATCGAAGCGGTGCGTAAATCGAAGGAAGCGTTAGACCTGTTCACTACCGGAGTGTAAGAGATGACTGAACAAGAAATGCCGAGATACCAGTGCCACAAAAAAGTTCGCGCCCTGAAGATTGGCTCTATAGAACATAAGCCAAACCCAGATCAGTCTGGTAAGACTGGCTCTTCTAGTTATGGAGCAATTATTCATCCGGATGATAAGAAATACGCAGCATTTGATGTTAGCGCGGAATATATCTGTAAGCACCGACCAATGTCTGGAGGCTATTACGTTGTCTATGAGGATGGATATGAATCATATTCTCCTGCTGAGGTATTTGAGTCTGGATATTCAAAATTATAGGAATCCTCTATGACAAGCGTCGTTGATCTTGGTAAGGAGAAGAAATTCCCAATTACTCAAGAGCTATATGAGCGGCTGGAAAGCGTCATCCATGATTACGATGGTGAAATCAGTTTATGCGAGGCGATTGGCACACTCGAATTGCTGAAGCAGTCACTGATTGAAAGCGCGAAAGAGTCCTCAGCCTGAAATAACGATTAAGTGAGATGAATATGGCGACTGAACCAAAAGCTGGTCGCCCCTCTGATTATATGCCGGAGGTGGCTGACGATATCTGCTCGTTGCTTTCTTCTGGCGAAAGTTTGCTGAAAGTATGTAAGCGTCCTGGTATGCCGGATAAGTCCACTGTTTTCCGCTGGTTGGCAAAGCATGAGGATTTTCGCGACAAGTACGCGAAGGCAACTGAGGCACGAGCTGATTCTATTTTCGAAGAGATATTCGAAATTGCTGACACTGCGATTCCAGATGCTGCTGAGGTGGCAAAGGCAAGACTTCGCGTTGATACCCGCAAATGGGCGCTGGCCCGAATGAATCCCCGTAAGTATGGCGACAAGGTAACTAACGAGCTTGTCGGTAAGGACGGCGGCGCAATTCAGATTGAAACATCACCGATGAGCACTCTATTCGGAAAATGACCTCGATTAATCCTATCTTTGAACCGTTCATTGAGGCGCATCGCTACAAAGTCGCCAAAGGCGGTCGAGGTAGCGGCAAATCATGGGCAATTGCGAGGCTGCTTGTTGAAGCGGCGCGTCGGCAGCCTGTGCGTATTCTCTGCGCTCGTGAACTGCAAAACAGTATCAGCGATTCGGTAATCCGGTTGCTTGAAGACACCATCGAGCGGGAAGGGTATTCGGCTGAGTTTGAAATTCAGCGTTCAATGATTCGTCATCTCGGAACGAATGCTGAATTCATGTTCTACGGCATCAAAAACAACCCTACGAAGATTAAATCGCTCGAAGGCATTGATATCTGCTGGGTGGAAGAAGCGGAAGCGGTAACGAAGGAATCATGGGATATCCTGATACCAACCATCCGCAAGCCGTTTTCAGAAATATGGGTGAGCTTTAACCCTAAGAACATCCTCGACGATACCTATCAGCGATTCGTCGTAAATCCTCCTGATGATATTTGCCTGCTGACAGTGAACTACACCGACAACCCGCACTTTCCTGAAGTTCTCCGTCTGGAGATGGAAGAGTGCAAACGCAGAAATCCGACACTATATCGTCACATCTGGCTTGGTGAGCCAGTAAGCGCAAGTGATATGGCAATCATCAAACGTGAATGGCTTGAAGCCGCAACCGATGCGCACAAGAAACTCGGATGGAAAGCGAAAGGCGCTGTTGTCTCTGCGCATGACCCATCAGATACAGGGCCAGATGCTAAAGGTTATGCATCGCGTCACGGTTCGGTAGTTAAGCGCATTGCCGAAGGTCTGCTGATGGACATCAATGAAGGTGCTGACTGGGCAACTTCGCTGGCTATTAAAGACGGCGCTGACCACTATTTGTGGGATGGTGATGGTGTTGGTGCGGGGCTGCGCAGACAGACAACGGAAGCATTCTCCGGTAAGAAAATCACCGCCACGATGTTCAAGGGCAGCGAATCGCCATTCGATGAAGATGCACCGTATCAGGCCGGAGCATGGGCTGATGAAGTCGTACAGGGCGACAACGTTCGCACTATTGGCGATGTGTTCCGCAATAAGCGAGCGCAATTCTATTACGCGCTGGCTGACAGGCTGTATCTGACATATCGGGCGGTTGTCCACGGTGAGTATGCAGACCCCGACGACATGCTGAGTTTCGACAAAGAAGCGATAGGCGAGAAGATGCTGGAGAAGCTGTTTGCAGAACTGACGCAGATTCAGCGCAAATTCAATAATAACGGGAAGCTGGAGCTTATGACTAAGGTCGAAATGAAGCAGAAGCTCGGTATTCCATCTCCTAACCTGGCTGATGCGCTGATGATGTGTATGCATTGCCCGGAGTCGGCTGCGCAACCCGACTATTCCAGTTACTCAATTCCTTGTGGTGTAGGTTGATATGGCAGAAAAAAAGATGACTGACTGGCATCGCAAGGTGCTGTGCAACTTTGATAATGCCTGGTCAGCAACGCAGGATATGCGTGAGCAGATTATTGAGGCTCAACGTTTCGTCCGGGTATCCGGCGCACAGTGGGAAGGCAGCACAAACGCGGGTTACTCATTTGATGAAGGCAGGTTTGAGCATTATCCGCGTTTTGAACTGAATAAGATTTCCCGTGAATGTGATCGCATCATTGGCGAGTATCGACAGAATCGCATCAGCGTTAAATTCAGGCCGAAGGACGATAAGGCATCGGAAGCGTTAGCCGAAAAGATGAACGGCAAATTCCGCGCTGACTATCAGGAAACATCCGGTGGCGAAGCGTGTGATAACGCATTTGATGATGCTGTAACGGGCGGATTCGGTTGTTTCCGCATGTGTGCCGATTACGAAGATGAAATGGATCCGAGTAACGAGCAGCGCCGCATCAGCCTTCTTCCTGTTTACGACCCAGCGACATGCGTCTTCTTCGATCAGGACAGCAAGCAATATGACCGCTCTGATGCTATGTGGGCTATGGAAATGTTCTCCATGACGCCTAAAGCGTTCGAGGCTGAATACCCTGATTCCATCGCGGCAAGCCTTTCTCGTGATGACACTGGCACTCAATATGACTGGTCAACGCCTGATGCCATCTATGTTGGACGCTACTACGAAGTTCGCATAGAGAAGGTGAAGCTCACAGCATGGCGTAACCCTGTTAGCGGAGAAACGGCAATCTATGATGAAGAGCAAATCAAAGATATTGTTGACGAGCTAACCGATGGTGCATTCGAGCTGATCGGTGAGAGGACAGTGAAGAAACGCAGAGTTTATTGCGGTCTTCTGTCTGGCGCTGAATGGCTGGAAGAACCGAAGCGTATTCCGGGTGAACATATTCCTCTCATCCCGGTATATGGGCGTCGCTCATTTGTTGATAATCAGGAGCGAATCGAAGGCCACGCAGCAAAAGCGATGGATGCACAGCGTCTTGAGAACCTGATGGTTTCCATGATTGCAGATAACGCTACTCAGGCTGGCGGTGATGGCATTCCTATCGTGGATGTTGATTTCATTCCCGGCCCATTAATGAATCACTGGGCAGAGAGGAATAAGAAAAGACCTGCAGTTCTTCCCATGACCAGCAAGAAGGACAAAAACGGAACGGTCATTTCAGAGGCTCAGGTTGCTGGCTGGACACCTCCGACACAAATGCCTCCTGCTCTTGCCGGGCTATTGCAGTACACCGGAACGGCTATTCAGCAAATTACAGGTGCGTCGCAGCTTGAGAACATGCCGAGCAACGTCGCTACCGATACCGTTGATAGCATCTTTAACCGGATGGACACGCAGTCCTATATCTACATGGACAACATGGCTAAATCCATGCGCCGTGCTGGCGTCGTGTGGCTTTCTATGGCTCGTGAAGTCTATGGCAGCGATACGCCAATGCGCATCGTTAATGAGGACGGCAGCGATGACGTGGCGCTGATGACTGGTGAAGTGGTTGACCGTCAGACAGGGCAGGTTATCGCGCTTAACGACCTTTCGCAGGGTAACTATGAAGTGACTGTCGATGTCGGTCAGTCGTTCGCTACTCGCCGTGATGCAACGGTTAAGTCGTTACTTTCCATGCTGGCACTTATCCCGCCAGGAACGCCGAAGCATGACCTTGTATCGTCGATGATTCTCGACAATATGGACGGCGAAGGGATGGACGACCTTAAAGAATACAACCGCAATCAGTTGCTTCTGTCTGGCGTTATCAAGCCGAGAACGCCTGAAGAACAGCAGATGGTTGAACAGGCGAAACAACAACAGGCCAGTCAGCCAGATCCGGCTATGGTTGCAGCGCAAGGTCAGCTTCTTGCTGGTCAGGCTGAATTGCAGAAAGCGCAGAACGAACAGGCAGCCATTCAGGTTAAAGCATTCCAGGCACAGACTGATGCTCAGGTTGCAGCGGCAAATGTTGTGAAAATACTCGCATCTGCCGATAGCCAGCAGAAATCTGATATCCGCGAGGCTCTGAAACTGCTCGGACAGTTCCAGCAACAGCAAGGAGACAATGCCCGTGCTGATGCAGAGCTTGTCCTGAAAAGTCAGGCACAGGGTCATGCGCAGCGCATGGACATCAACAGCATCCTGCAAAAATCAACTCAGCAACAACCACAGCAGTAATTAACCCATAACGTGCAATGGCTGTCTTTATGAGGCCTGGCACCCTATTGCCTTCCGATGGGCTGAACATCGAGTAAACAGGGGTAACAAATGGACCAGATGGCAGAAAACACACCAGAAGTTGAAATCGAAACCGACGCGTCAGAGCAGATTCCTGATGATGTCGAACTGGCTGAAGAAGTCGAAACAGAAGATGGCAGTGAGTCCTCCGGCAATGATGCAGGGGAAGCTACTGAAACTGATGACGACGAATCAGAACAGGAATTCTACTTTGGTGACGAAAAGCTGGATTCGCCAACCAGCGAAGATAGCGCAGAGCATGGACTGGTAAAACACCTGCGCAAGACGATTAAAGAGAAAGATCGCGAGCTGAAAGAGCTGATGCGTCAGTCTCAGAAACCCGTCGAGCAGCAGCCGGTAATCACTCAACCACCGCGAATGCCAAAACTGGATGATGAGGACATCGGTTTCGATGAAGAAATCTATCAGCAACGCATGGCTAAGTGGGCAGAGGATAACGGAAAGTACCAGCAACAGGAGATGGCTCGCAAGCAGAAGGAGCAGGAGCTTCAGGCTGCTTATCAAGAGCGATTATCCAAATATCAGCAACGTGTTAAGGCTCTCAAGGTTCCTGGCTATCAGGAAGCAGAACAGGCCGTACTCGAGGAAATCCCCATCGAGACACAAAACGCGATCCTGTTTGAGTCAGAGAAGCCGGAAATCGTTGTTCTGGCGCTTGGTCGCAACGCTGAACTGCGCAAGCAACTGGCAGAAGCTACCAACCCCGTAGCAATTGGTCGTCTGCTGGAACGTATCGAATCTAAGGCCAGAATCATGCCAAAAGCAAAAACCACGGCAGCCACAACCCCGACAGTTAAGGGGAGCAACGGCGCAGTAATCAATAACCTCGACAAACTGAAAGCCAAGGCGCTGGAAACTGGTGACTGGACGCCGTATTTCGCCGCTAAAAAGGCAAAAAAATAACCTATCGGAGCATTAAGCATGGCTAACCAATTAGCAAAAGACCTTGAAATCATGTTCGAAAACTACGTTGAAGGCTTTGAGGCCGCCTGCGTAGTTTCCCGTAACGCTAAAAAATTCCGTCCCGGTGATACAGCAATGCAGCGAGCAGGTGATGTTCTGTATCGTCCGCAGCATTACCACATGAATATTGAGGAAGGCCTCGACCTCAGCAGCAAAACGCCAACAGCACTGGTTCAGCGCCTTGTTCCTTCTGTGTTCAAGGAGCCGAAAAACATTCTGTACACTCTGGATGCGCGTGAAATGCGTGACCCGGAACATAAAACTGAAGCTGGTCGCGCCGCAGGTATGCGCCTTGCTGCACAGATTGACTCTGACCTGATTTCCATGGTCACGCAGCGTGCTACTAACGTGATCACGATGGCTGACTCAACCACAGGTACACAGGGCCGTGATTTGTGGAACTGTGCGGCAGGCATTGATGCCACCATGACGGCGATTGGTGTACCTCAGGGCATCAACCGTCGCTCTTTCTGGAACCCCTTCAACTACAAAGATCTTGCAGGCGAGCTTGGTCACCGTGCCTATGCTCAGGGCGCAACCCTGACAGCATACGAAAAAGCGCAGATCCCTCCGGTTGCTTCCTTTGATAGCTACAAGACCGATATTTCTGGTCGATTACCGAAAGGAAGCGCTGAATCCTTGACAGTATCAGGCCAACCTGAACACAAGGTTGAAGCGAAAGATTCAAATGGTATGCCAGTTGATAACCGACAGGGGACTATTACGGTATCTGCATCTGGCTTGCAGGTTGGTGATGCGTTCACCATTGCCGGTGTGAATTCCGTACACCAGATCACAAAAGATACCACCGGGCAACCGCAGGTATTCCGTGTTCTGGCTGTTAGCGGAACTACCGTAACAATCTCTCCAAAGATTCTCCCTGTTGAAAATGCCGATGTTGCGAGTCGTCCATATGCAAACGTCGATGCCAAGCCGGCAGCATCAGCAGCAATCACCATTCTCAACAAGAACGCAGCACCTGCTAACCTGTTCTGGGCTGATGGTTCTGTTGAGCTGATGTACGGCAAACTGGCGTTCCCGACTGGTCAGGGTCCACAGGTAATGACAGCAACCACCGAGCAGGGCGCTACGCTGATCATGTCTTACGCCTTCGACCACATCAAAGGTGTAACCACTGCTCGTTTCACCACTCTGTACGGTTGCTCTGTACTTGTTCCTGAATATACGGGCATCGTTATTGCCGGGCAGTAATTTTGGTGGGGCTTCGGCCCCATTTTTATTGGGAGAAGACAATGGCACGAACAATGCTCTATAAGCCTGGCAACATGATCACCTGTGGTCAGTTTGCTGTCGATTACATCATTGTTGATGACGAAGAAGTTAAATCTCACCTGAAAAAAGGCTGGGTAAAAACTCCTGAAGAAACCGCAACGAAGCAAAAAGTGGCTAAGGCGGAAGAAGATGGCGAAAACGAAGGGTGATCTCGTTCTTAAGGCTTTACGAAAAGCCGGGCTGTATTCCAATGCCACGTTGACAGATGCCGACCCTCAGGCAATTGAAGATGCCATTAATGACCTCGAAGACATGATGGCAGCATGGCAGGCGAAAGGTATCGAGCTTGGGTATCAGTTTGCTGATACAGAAAACGGCATCATGCCGTTACCTGACGATGATTCAGGTATCCCTGCATGGGCAAATGATGGCGTCGCTTTGAAACTCGCTGTGCAAGTGTGCATGGATAACGTCATTCAGCCGTCAGACGCTCTCCTTACCGCTGCTGACAGTGCATATCAAACAATCTGTATCGCTTTAACCAAAATACCACCACTTGAGCGGCGAAATGACATGCCTCGCGGTAGTGGTAACAAAAGCGCGTTTACGTGGAATCGGTTTTACATCGAGAAAGATGATCCGAGTACGTGAGGTGAATAAATGCCGATTCAGCAACTTCCGCTTATGAAAGGTGTCGGCAAAGACTTCCGAAACGCCGATTATATCGACTATCTGCCAGTGAATATGCTGGCTACGCCCAAAGAAATACTCAACAGCAGCGGATATATTCGCTCATTCCCGGGCATTGCCAAACGCTCTGATGTGAACGGTGTATCTCGCGGCGTCGAGTACAACATGGCGCAGAGTGCTGTTTATCGTGTGTGTGGTGGCAAGCTGTACAAAGGAGAAAGTGAAGTCGGTGACGTTGCCGGAAGTGGTCGTGTATCAATGGCGCATGGTCGGACATCACAGGCGGTAGGCGTTAATGGTCAACTGGTCGAGTATCGCTATGATGGCACGGTTAAAACCGTCTCAAACTGGCCTACAGACAGTGGATTCACTCAGTATGAGTTAGGTTCAGTTCGCGACATTACGCGCTTACGTGGGCGTTATGCGTGGTCAAAAGACGGCACTGATTCATGGTTTATCACTGACCTTGAAGACGAATCGCATCCTGACCGTTACAGCGCACAATATCGTGCCGAGTCTCAGCCGGACGGCATCATCGGTATCGGGACATGGCGAGACTTCATCGTCTGCTTTGGTTCATCGACTATTGAATATTTCTCCCTGACTGGCGCAACCACCGTTGGTGCTGCTTTGTATGTCGCACAGCCATCACTGATGGTGCAAAAAGGCATCGCCGGGACTTACTGCAAAACGCCGTTTGCTGATTCGCATGCGTTCATCAGCAATCCGGCAACGGGTGCGCCGTCTGTGTATATCATCGGCTCCGGTCAGGTGTCACCAATCGCCAGCGCGAGCATTGAGAAAATCCTCCGCTCCTACACTGCTGATGAACTGGCTGATGGTGTGATGGAATCGCTGCGGTTTGATGCTCATGAATTGCTGATTATCCATCTTCCGCGTCACGTCCTCGTGTACGACGCATCTTCAAGCGCCAATGGTCCGCAATGGTGTGTGTTGAAAACTGGCTTGTATGACGATGTGTACCGCGCTATCGACTTCATTTACGAAGGCAATCAGATAACGTGCGGCGATAAGCTGGAATCGGTTACCGGCAAATTGCAGTTCGATATCAGCAGCCAGTATGGGCTTCAACAGGAACACCTGTTGTTTACTCCACTGTTCAAAGCGGATAACGCCAGATGCTTCGATCTGGAGGTGGAATCATCCACTGGCGTAGCTCAGTACGCCGACCGCCTGTTCCTCTCTGCAACCACTGACGGCATCAATTACGGTCGTGAGCAGATGATTGAGCAGAATGAACCGTTCGTTTACGACAAACGCGTTTTGTGGAAGAAAGTAGGGCGCATCAGGAAAAACATTGGCTTCAAATTGCGCGTTATCACGAAGTCACCTGTCACTTTGTCTGGCTGCCAGATAAGGATTGAGTAATGGCGGATTCGAATCTCAATACCCCTGTTATTGTGCAGGCTACGCGGCTCGATACATCAGTCCTTCCACGCAATATCTTCTCGCAGTCATATCTGTTGTACGTTATCGCACAGGGTACTGATGTTGGTAACGTGGCGAACAAGGCCAACGAAGCCGGGCAGGGCGCTTATGACGCACAAGTCAGGAACGATGAGCAGGATGTGATTCTGGTCGATCACGAAATTCGACTGGCATCGGCTGAAGCGAAGATACAGGACCACGAAACAAGGATCACTAACGCAGAAGCGGCGATAGTCGGCCTTGATTCACGATTAACGACAGCAGAAAACGATATTGATTACCTGACGGATGAAGTTGCCGCCATTCAAAACACGCTTTCAGACCATGAAACGCGCATCGATGCTCTTGAGTATGCCACTACTCGCAAGAAGTCAGAGGTTGTTTACTCTGGCGTATCTGTAACCATCCCGACAGCGCCGACTAACCTTGTTAGCCTGCTGAAAACGCTCACGCCGTCATCCGGCTCGTTGGCACCATTCTTCGACACCGTTAACAACAAGATGGTTGTGTTCAACGAGAACAAAACCTTGTTCTTCAAGCTGTCGATTGTCGGGACGTGGCCCAGCGGAACCGCCAACAGATCAATGCAACTAACCTTTTCCGGCTCTGTTCCTGACACACTTGTGAGCAGTCGTAATGCGGCGACAACAACCGATAACATCCTGTTAGCTACGTTCTTCAGCGTGGATAAAGACGGCTTTCTTGCCACAAATGGCAGCACGTTAACCATTCAGTCAAATGGTGCGGCGTTTACTGCCACAACCATCAAGATAATCGCGGAGCAGTGATGATTCAGTTCAAACCAACGCGAAACATCGACCTGATCGAAGCAGTCGGAAATCACCCTGACATTATCGCTGGTAGCAACAACGGTGATGGATACGACTACAAACCTGAATGCCGTTACTTTGAGGTGAACGTGCACGGGCAGTTTGGCGGCATTGTTTACTATCAGGAGATTCAGCCGCTGACCTTCGATTGCCACGCCATGTACCTGCCAGAGGTTCGTGGATTCAGCAAGGAAATCGGGCTGGCGTTCTGGCGATACATTCTGACTAACACCACCGTTCAGTGCGTCACATCGTTCGCTGCACGCAAATTCCGCCACGGTCAGATGTACTGCGCAATGATTGGCCTTAATCGTGTAGGAACCATCAAGAAATACTTCAAAGGCGTGGATGACGTGACGTTTTACAGCGCAACACGCGAAGAACTAATCGACTTCCTGAATCACGGGAGATAGCCATGTTATATGCATTTAAGCTGGGCAGAAAACTGCGCGGCGAGGAACCTTATTGCCCTGAAAAAGGCGGGAAAGGTGGCAGCTCTGATAAAAGCGCAAAGTATGCAGCAGAAGCTCAGAAGTATGCCGCAGACCTGCAAAATCAGCAGTGGCAGACGATCATGAAAAACCTTGCTCCGTTCACGCCTCTTGCGGAGCAGTATGTTAACCAGCTTCAGAACCTTTCCAGTCTAGAAGGTCAGGGGCAGGCACTTAATCAGTATTACAACTCTCAGCAGTATAAAGACCTTGCAGGTCAGGCTCGTTACCAGAGTCTTACTGCTGCGGAGGCGACGGGTGGACTTGGTTCGACAGCCACAAGCAATCAACTGGCTACGATCGCGCCGACACTCGGTCAGTCTTGGTTATCAAACCAGATGAGCAATTACAACAATCTGGCAAACGTTGGGCTTGGTGCGCTGCAAGGTCAGGCAAACGCTGGGCAGACATACGCCAACAACATGAGCAGCATTGCACAGCAAAGCGCAGCACTTGCCGCTGCTAATGCCAATAAACCATCAAGTCTTCAGACTGCAATTAGCGGTGGCACGTCTGGTGCGATTGCCGGTGCAGGTCTTGCCAGCCTTTTGGGAACATCAACGCCTTGGGGCGCTGGCATTGGTGCTGGTATCGGATTGCTTGGCTCGTTGTTTTAAGGGGTAATCATGGCTACTTGGCAAGGAACAAACGGCGGATTGTTGGCTGGTATCGGCGGCGTCAACTCAAACGCTCCGAGCGTAAATGACATCGGCAATACGCTTCAGCTTATCAGGCAGAACAATGATATTGAGCGTTCAGGCGCTAACAATGTTGGGCTGACTGCTTTGCAAGGCCTTTCAGGTATTGCGGGGGTGTTTCAGCAGGAAAAGCAGGCTCAGCGGCAGAAAGAATTTCAGCAGGCGTACGCTAATGCTTATGCGTCTGGTGATCGCGGTGCTTTGCGTCAGTTGGCTACTCAATATCCAGACCAGATTGAATCCGTTCGTAAAGGCATGGGATTCATTGATGAAGATCAGCGTAATTCTATCGGCACCTTAGCGGCTGGCGCACGCCTTGCGTCATCGTCTCCAGAAGCAATGCAATCATGGCTGCAAAACAACGCCAAGGAACTGACTCGCGTCGGTGTTGACCCTAACAGCGTTGCTCAGATGTATCAGCAGAACCCTTCAGGATTTGGTGAGTTTGTTGATCACCTTGGGATGGCTGCTCTTGGTCCGATTGATTACTTCAATGTTCAGGACAAGATGGCTGGTCGTGAAATTGACCGAGGCAGGCTGGCAGAGACAATCCGCAGCAATCAGGCTGGAGAAGCACTTCAGGCGAGAGGGCAAAACCTTTCCTATCAGTCAGCAATGACTGGGCACAATATCGCAGCACAACGCTTGGCTCTGGATCAGCAAGAGTTCGGGTTTAAGATGCAGCAAGCGCAGGAAAAGGCTCAGCAGTTGATTAGCGAAGCACCTAAGCTGTCAGTAAACATGGAAAAAGGCATCGAGACGGCTGTAAACAATGCTACAGCATCATCAAACTCAGCCAATTCTATGAGTGCGCTTGCTCAACAGTTCAGAGCAGAAAAACCAACGACAGGTTTGTTCGGTAACGCACAGAACATGTTCGCAAAACTTACCGGAAGCGATACAACATTGCGTGATTTGCGCATTCGCCAAAATGCCCTTGTTAACAGTCAGGTTCTTAAATTCCTACCTCCCGGCCCAGCAACGGATAAAGACGTTGAGATCGTTCGACAGGGTGCGCCAACTGACATGGATAACCCTGAGACGGTCGCAAGATGGCTTGATGCAATGGCAAACCTTGAGCGACGAAACGCGCAGTTTAATGAGTTTAAAGCCGAGTGGATGAGCGCGAATGGCAACCCTGGACAATCGCGTAATGGCGGTCAGATATTGGGGTTGGATGTTAAAAAAGGTGAATCATTGGGGAGTGCCGTTAAGCGGTATATGTCAATGAATACTGACGCAGCGCCAGCACAAGATTCGACACCTTCAGGAGAACCACGGAATCAGGTTGGATCATATACCTCAAAATCAGGCATTCAATTTACGGTGGAATGATGAAAGTAACTGCAAACGGTAAGACATTTACCTTTCCTGATGGTACGAGCACCGAAGATATTGGCACCGCCATTGATGAGTATTTTGCTGGTCAGGCTGTTCAGCAACAAACAGTTAATCAGGCCAATAATGCACCAACACGGGAAGACCCATCATTGATGCAACAAGCTGGCGATTGGCTCACTGGTGGTCAAAGTGCAGGGCAAATTGCAGAACAGGCTGGTCGTGGTCTGGTAAACATACCATTTGACGTATTGCAGGGTGGCGCAAGTCTGATTAATGCAATCAGTCAGGGGCTTGGTGGGCCAAAAGTTTTGGATGATGTTTATCGTCCAGTAGACAGACCGACAGACCCCTACGCTCAAGTTGGAGAAACAATTGGCGGGTATTTAGTTCCAGGCGTTGGAACGGCAGGAAGCATGGCTATTGGATCACTGGCAGAGGCCGCAAATCAGAAAGGCGATTTCGCACAAAATGCAGCTAAAAATGCCGGAGTTAACCTTGCCGCTCAGGGTGTTCTTTCCGCAGCAGCAAAGGGAATAGGGCGTGGAATAACGGCTATAAAAGGTGATATTGCGCCAGAAGTGGCGAAGAAAATTGCCACATCAGAATCGATGGGCGTGACACCAATGACATCTGATGTTATCACGCCGAAAAATGCTTTCACTCGTGGCATTACTCAGGATGCCGAGGGGGCTTTGCTCGGGACAGGCTCAAAGCGAGCTGAGCAATATGCAACGCGTAGTAAGCTGGTAAGTAATTATTTTGACCGTTTTGGTGAGTACAACCCTGATGATGTGGTGAAATCTCTGACCACCACGTTAAGGGGGCGGAAGGATGCTGCTGGCGCTGTTATCAATGACGTCACCAATAAAATGGGTAATGCCGCAGTTGATACTACAAATACCATGAATGCTCTGAATACAGCGATCGCAAGACAGGAACGGCTTGGTACTTCAGCCAATCAAAGCCTGCTTACATCCTTGCGTAACCTACGTGAAGAATTAGCAAACCCTGCAACTGATTTGGATGTTACGTTTGATCTCCTGCGTCAGCACAGAACGGCATTTAGATCTAATGTTCAGGGAGATGCTATGGTCTTCCCTAACCAGGCAAAAGCAGCTACCAATATGGTAGAGAATGCAATGTCAAAAGACCTTCGTAACGCAGTTGCTAAAAACCTCGGGGCTTCAGACGCAGCAAAATACCTTAAAGCAAATTCCGATTATGCAAACGTTTATAATAAGGTGCTTAATAAAAACATTGCTAACAAGCTCAATAAGGCAAGTAGTGAAGCCAGTCCTGAACTTATAAATGCCGTTGTATTAAGCAGAAAACCATCTGACGTGAAACGAATCTGGAGCGCATTGGATGATAAAGGAAAAGATGCTATGCGTGCGGCTTACGTCAGCAAAATAGCGGAAAAGTCCGGTGACTCTCCAGCCAAGTTCATCACTGAAGTTAATAAGCTGAAATCTCAGTCAGGCGGTGAAATTTACAACACTATTTTTTCTGGAAAGCACATGAAAGAGCTTGATGCTCTTCATGAAGTTCTACAGCAAACAGCAAGGTCAGACACCGCAAATGTGGTAACACAGACGGGGCAATCGCAAGCCAACAGGATAAGGACGATTGGCGCAACTGCGACTCTTGGCGTATCAATGGGGCTTGAGGCTGGTTTCGGTGCAATGATGCGCTTGTATGAGTCAAAAGCAGCAAGGAATGCTCTCTTACGTTTGGCAAACACCAAAGCAGGAACACCAGCCTATGAAAGAGCGCTAAATAATGCTGCAAATGCGATACGCCCTATACTTTCAAGCCAAATTACAGCAGAACAGCAATAAAAATAAGATATAACTATCTGATATTACTGCTACTGTTGCATGTTACCGTGTTTCCAAATCCTGAATTGCAGTTTGTATATGTGTCAACGCGTGTTGGGTAAGGTTGAGTTATAACAGGCTGGCGCGCTTTTTGCTCGATCGCTTGCATTGTGTTTACAGCCTGATAATTCAATAAAGCCTGCTGGAATGCTTGGCTTTGTGCTATTTGTTGTGCTTGTTCTTGGCTTTGTAATTGAACATAAAGATTCTGAAGTTCAAGTCTTGCCTGTGTGTCACTTATCTTGCCTTCATCGACACCTTGCCCGAGCATCTTCGCAGCAAGGACATACAGCTTAGGTGTTGGTGCTGATGCCATGCGAGAGTCGTTCTTCAAGCTGGCATCAAGGCAATTAGCCATATCGCTAAGCTTTGGATAGCGTTGCTCGCAACTTGCCTGATAGTCGCTTACTTTTGCGCACCCAGCCAGCAGAAGCGGGATAATTAACAGTGATTTTTTCATATAATTAACTCTCCTTAGTTTTGCGCAGGATACCATGAAAAAAGTTAACATTGGAAACGTACCAAAGATGCTCGTACCGCTCTTTGAGAGCGGTACAATTGTGTTTTGTAGAGACTTTCCAGAATGGCAACGCCTGCATCAAAAACTTGGCGTTGACGTGCATGACTCGGACGCCAACGGAGCGTCTCATACAATGAGTAGCGAGAATGGTGTTTTGCATGTGATAGGCGTGTTCAATGGCAAACTATCTACTATTGCCCATGAGTGCGCTCACATGGCATTCGATATCTGCTCAAGGGTAGGTGTTGATGTTGAACCAGGAAGAGCCAACGAGACTTACTGCTACTTAATGAGCAGGCTTGTTGAGTTCTGCGAGCGACATATCAAAAAGCCGGAGTGACCCGGCTTGATTATTACTTTTTGCTGTCTGGAGTTCGCTTATCCAATACCCAGCCATGACCTGGCTTTGTTGTTGGTGGAAGCCTTTCGTTGTCCTTGACGGTGGCAAAATTGTCTTTCTTACCGCCGCGTGGGCCAACTTCTTGGTATATTCCGCCGTTTTTTCCTGTGTTTTCACCTGGTTTTTTCGCCATGATATACCTCAACATACACCAGTTATTGGGCGATTAAATATTGATCTCATTTTATAATTAGTCAATATGGCCCAGGTAAATGCAAAAATTAACTCACCGTCAGGTGGTTTTTTTGTACAAATCCTTCAGCGTATCAAACACCATCTTCTTAACAAGATCTGACTGCTCATCAGCGAGTCGTTCTGCATCGTCACGATATCCAGTCACAGGCGATGGTTTTGATAGAGCATCTTGGACGATTTGTAACAACTCGGAGTTCATTGATCTCCCATTCGCCTCCGCCCTGAATTTTAATTTCTCCCTTACTTCCATAGGCATACGGAAGTTAAAGTGCGGATCATCTCTAGCCATGCCATCACTCCAAGTTAGTGTATTGACATGATAGAAGCACTCTACTATATTCTCAATAGGTCCACGGTGGACCTATATTGTGAGGTGAATATGAAAGGAATGAGCAAGATGCCGCAGTTCAATTTGCGGTGGCCTAAAGAAGTATTAGATTTGGTACGCAAGGTGGCGGAAGAGAATGGTCGGTCTGTTAACTCTGAGATTTATCAGAGAGTAATGGAAAGCTTTAAGAGGGAAGGGCGCATTGGCGCGTAAAGTTGAAGCCCCAACTGCGGGAACAGTCAGGGCTTCGGTTGTCAGTAAATCCGTGGAGAAAAACCAACATGAATAGTATAGCAATTTTAGAAGCAGTGAACACCTCTTACGTACCATTCAACGGTCAGCAAATTATCACCGCCATGGCTGCCGGAGTTGCATACGTTGCGATGAAGCCAATCGTTGAAAACCTTGGAATGAGCTGGTCAACGCAGCAAACAAAACTCATGAAGCAGATTAGCAAATTCAACTGTGTTCATATGAACATGGTTGCCGCTGATGGGAAGCTTCGTAAGCTACTCTGCCTTCCTTTGAAGAAGTTAAATGGATGGCTGTTCAGCATCAACCCTGAGAAAGTTCGTGCTGACATCCGTGATAAACTGATTCAGTACCAGGAGGAATGCTTTAGCGTGCTGCATGACTACTGGACTAAAGGCCATGTAGTTAACCCACGCAAAGCTAAAAAGGCGTTGCCGGGTAAAATCACCACTGAACAGCAGGAAGCCATTAAACAACTCGTCATGAGTCGCGGTCAGTCTCTGCCAAAAGAAAAACAGGCGAAGGCAATGATTACCATGTGGTCGTCACTGAAATCTCATTTTGGGTGTTCATACAAAGAAATCAGCGATGAGCAGTTTACCGAAGCTCTGTCACTTGCAGCTCGCGTTCCGCTTGAAGGCGAGTTAATCGGCAAACAAGAGAAGAAAGCAAACGAGCTTTCTGCAAAAGAAGCAAACAGCCTTGTATGGTTATGGGATTATGCCAACCGCTCACAGGCATTATTCCGCGAACTGTATCCGGCGCTAAAACAAATTCAATCGAACTATTCAGGCAGATGCTACGACTACGGTCATGAGTTCTCGTATGTTATCGGAATGGCGAGAGACGTTTTAATCAATCACACACGAGATGTTGATATTAATGAGCCAGACGGACCAACGAATCTTTCCGCATGGATGAGACTTAAGAATAAAGAATTACCTCCTTCAGTACATAATTACTGACAGATAACCAACGCAACGACCCAGCTTCGGCTGGGTTTTTTTATGCCCAAAATTCACCGCAGCCACGCTTAGGCAATGAGCTTGAAGGAGAGACCTACATAAAAAGTGTAGGTCGAAAAGCGAACAAAATAACTTCCGAAAAAGTTGTTTTATCACAAAAAACTCACCGTAGCCATGCTGCGGCGATTCCTTGTATCTGGAGCAAATTAAATGACAGACATTACAGCCAATGTGATCGTATCGATGCCTTCGCAACTCTTCACTATGGCGCGTTCTTTTAAAGCCGTAGCCAATGGTAAAATTTATATCGGAAAAATTGACACTGACCCTGTAAATCCTGAAAACCAGATTCAGGTTTATGTGGAGAACGAAGACGGTTCTCACGTTCCTGTTTCGCAACCAATTATTATTAACGCTGCTGGATATCCTGTATATAACGGACAGATTGCCAAATTCGTAACTGTGCAAGGCCATTCTATGGCTGTTTATGATGCGTATGGTGCACAGCAGTTCTATTTTCCTAATGTGCTGAAGTATGACCCTGATCGCCTTGAGCAAAGACTCGGAGAGAGTACAGGATCAATTCTTGTTGGTGACCCATTAGACACTACCGTTGCTAACGCCTTGTCTCGACGTATTTACACTATAGAAACTGTAACACAGTTACTGGAAACAGACTTTAGTGGCGTACCAGATGGAATGCACGTCAGAACGTACGTGAACGGGAAAGGAGTAAAAAACGTATCAGAATGGGTTATTTCCTCCAATCAGGATCTGAATACTTTTAGCCTGACGTTGCCCGCAGGTAAATACGCCAATCTGGTATGTTTCCCTGACATGAACTATGCGTCATTCGAGTTTGGCGGCACTGATGTAGAAAACGTCGCAGCTGTTGATGAGGGGAACCGTGTTGCTCGTGCGCAGGCAAACATGAGGAGCCTTTCTTTCCCTGCCGGAGTTTACAGCATAGGAGGTTTCACGCTCGATGTAGACAAGAGAGGATTTAGGTGGTCTGGAGCTGGTCAGGACGGCACAGTCCTCAACTCAACATCTTCTGATATCTCAATGCACCATATAATCATTGACCCAAGAGATAGATCGAGAGACCGCCTTCACCATGACCAGATTGTTGATGGATTTACAATTGATGGCGGCGTCTCAACCCGTGGGGCATTAGCCGCTGACAGGGTTGTACTTAACGCGTTTTATGGACACTGGGATTTCAAGTCAGTAAATCATCGATCTTCAGATGTCGATATCTGCTGCATCGTTGGTGAGTTCACAGGGAAAACTGCAGGAACCATCAACGGCTCAGTAAGAACCCTCAATGGTGTAAGAGTGAGGGGTAACTCCGTGAAACTCCATGGGGGATGCTACCTGCAAGCTAGCGGACAATCTGGATCCGCAGCGATAAACATCAATGCACCAAAGACGACGCTTTCCAGAGATGTTGCCGCAGGTGCCAACTCGATAACAGTTGCAAGCGCTTCTGGTTTTTTAAAGTGGGACATAATAGAGATTCAGGGAAACGCGGGACTTGATGCGAAGTTAATAACAGGAATATCAGGAAACACGCTAACACTTGATAGCGCTCTTATCTATGCTCACGAGTCAGGGAAGGATGTCTACGTTGACACATGGGGAATCAGCCTGACCAACTCCACTGTAGAGTCCGGAGAAATACAGATAGGAAACTGCAAGGGCGTAAGCGTAACTGGGATGTACGTAGAAAAGAGCAAGCTATACATCTACAACCAGCCAGAATCTCTCACAATTTCCGGTAATTACTTTGGTCAAACATTCCATCAAATTGACAACCCTAGTGTTTTCTCATCTTTTACCATTGAGAACAATTACACAGACACACAAACAAAGATAGACATAGCAGACAGAAATGGATCGATAAATGGAATTCTAGATATGTCGAAATTCCCTTCAATGAAGATAAACAATCTTACCAGATCACAAAATACAATACTCCTAAATGCAACATATGCGTTTAAATCGTTATCCTGCGAGAGAGGCTATGACACCACCGTAAGTGGACAATCATTTACTAAATTCATTTTCAATGGACTCTATGCAACTGCTGCAGCTGGTCAAAGTATTGAATTCCTAAGATTTGCTCAACTATCAACCCCTTCAGGATATGATGGTTACGCAATATCTATATCAGCCGCTTTGCGCAGATCTACAGGACTATCTGGACTTCTTAAGAGGGATGGTCAAACATCATTAATTGGGGTGACAACATCAGATCAAGTGGTGAGGACCGTCAATGCATACACTTTCTACGACCAAACTAAAGGGGCAGATCTTCTTTTTGGTTCAAACACTAGCAGGGTGGGATTCGTACTCAAAGGAGAGCCAGCTGGCGGGCAGACAATAAAAGCAATGGTATCAGGAGAGATAACAAACATACAATAAAATTGTGGGCCTGACGGCCCACATAACCTATAGTGCAAGTTTGATGTGATTTGCCCATGCATGGTAACCATAACTTCTAAGATGAACTCCATCAGGCATATAAAAATCATTAGGAGCATTAAAAAAGTCTTCTGGAACATCAACAACAGAGCATTTAGGCATAGATTTGCAATGTTTTGATGTTATTGCATTGATGGTACGTATTTTATCATTTACTCTCTTGAAATCTTTCCTGGCAGATTCAAGCAATGGTAGAATCTGAATAAGAACGATCTCCTTTCCATGGGCTGCGTCCATTGCTTCATTCATCTTCCTTCCTATCTGCTCTGCTGTTAATTGACTAAGAGCATCATTAACACCACCTTCAATGAGCACTTTCTTATATTTCTCTAAGCTTGAAGATGTAATTAACTGTGTGATTTGCGATGCTGTATACCCACCAACACCCATGTTGACGTATTTAACGCCAAGAATATAATGGCTCATCCCCTGAATCAAAGAGTCACCAAAAACAATATAGTCACCATCAGCCTGGTCAAGGTTCATGTCTTTGAAGTCCATCATCACTGATTGGAAGTTGTTTATTTTGTTTTGTTTCTCGCTAGATAAATACTCCCTTCTAATAAAGAAAGTTAACGCCAATCCAACAACGCATAACACAGCCACCAACAAACCCTTGCTAATTTTCATAACAAATTCCTTGTAATTTTCAATGCCATAAATACTAGCATCTAGACATCAAATGAGACAGCACTTGATCGACATCACCGATCAATAATACTGTATGCATATACAGTAACTATCGGAGGTGAGTTATGGGATTCCCGAGTCCAGCACAAGATTACGTAGAGGAGCGCATATCGCTCGACAAGCGTCTAATCGCGCATCCGGCGGCTACGTACATGATGATAGCGGGCTCTACATACCTGCGCGCTGGCATCATGAAAGGTGCAATGCTTATCGTCGACTCGTCGCTGACACCGAAAGACGGTTCTCTATTGGTGTGCGCTATTGATGGTGAGTTCAGGATTATGCGCTACAGGACACATCCGCAGCCGTATCTGGAAAACCCTGAAAATGGGAGAAGAGAGCCATTACCGCTGAAAGACGATGGGTCGGATACATCACGGCCAGTGTTTGGCGTGATCACCTACATCATCAACGATGCGCGTACAGGTGAGTTTGATGATTGCCCTTTGACGTTAGACAAAACCAAGGTACCAAAAGCTTTGCACTGGATTTCAAGGCTTTGTGTCATTCGATAGCTAAGGTGGATCACTCCACCTTTTCATCAAGCCAGTCCGCCCACCATTGCATCATTTCTCTGCGCTTATCGAGATACTGAGCATGGTTGTAAATCCCGCGCACAGATCCGCCGTTGGCATGTGCCAGTTGCACTTCAATAGCATCAGCGGGCCATTCGTGCTCGTTCATAATCGTGCTGAATTCATGCCTGAATCCGTGACCGCTTTCCAGACCCTCATAGCCGATTTGTTTGATCACAAGCAATACCGCGTTCTCGCAGATTGGCTTCTTCTTATCGTTGCGCCCGGCAAAAACAAACTCTGATACTGGTTTAGTGATGGAGCTTAGCGTAGTGAGAAGTTCAACCACCTGGTCCGACATCGGGACCACATGAATTTTGCGTCCCTTCATCACACTGGCGTCGATGGTGATAATCCTGTTTTCAAAATCGACGTTCTTCCATAGCATGGAACGAAGCTCTTTCGTTCTTAGGGCTGTGTAGCGTAAAACTTTGGTCGCAATGAGCGATACGATACTTCCTGAAAATGTTGCCAGTGCTTTGTTGAATGCAGGGATCTGGTCTGCTGGAAGAAACGGGAAGTTCTTCTTGCGGTATCCTTTCATGGCGTCTGCAAGGTCAGGTGCCGGGTTATATTTAGCCCTTCCGGTGACAATAGCGTAACGGAAAACCTCGCCGCATCTTCTGCGTGCTTTGTTGGCTCGCTCCATTGCACCGCGATCTTCAAATCTGCGGATTACTTCCAACAGTTGCATCGGCTCAATATCCTGAATCTCAAGACCGCCGATGATGGGTAAAATGTCGTCATCAAACATTTTGGCAAGTTCAGTTGCATAGCCTACTGACCAGACTTGCTTCTTGTGCTCGTACCATTCCTTGTAAATCGCACTAAAGGAATTGTTGTTAGACGAAGCCTTTTTCGCCTTTACCGGATCGATGCCAACCGAGATGTCTTTCCTCGCGGTCCATGCTTTATCCCTTGCTTCCTGCAAAGTCATAAGCGGATATTTTCCGACGGTCAGGATTTTCTCCTTACCGTCAATCTTGTAGCGAAGCTGCCATACCTTTTTCCCTGACACAGGGACATAAAGGTACAGGCCATTACCATCGAGTAGGCGGTATGGTTTTTCTTTCGGCTTTGCTGCTTCAATCTGCTTAACGGTGAGCAT